AGAAGCGCTAAATCCGAAACCAGATAGTAGTAACTAACGTCACCACTGTTACAATCTGAAATTTCATTCCATGTGTATGAAAGCTGACTCGCGAGAGTCGGGCGAACATAATAGGAACGATACCTGTTCATCGGGAAGAACCACCGATGTAAAAGGTGACAGGGTTCAAGTATTCGTCCACGGCGTTTCACTAGTGTTACGCCACCATGGGGCACCATTCGATGTTGTTCAATCTGTTCGAAAACAGTTAGAGAACTATCTTGATGTGCCACATGAAGGGACTTTCCTTAAGAGGGCAAAATACACCATCCTCTGGCCTTTGGCTTACTTCCTTGGGAATGAGCCACCGACAGAGCCTGATCAGCCTTTCCGTTTCCACGGGAAGGCCTGGCGTTGGATGCGCCAGCGCTTTAACTGTAAGAGTCGAAAGAATGTCCATCTCTGGTATTCTTTCCTCCAGTCAAAGCGTGCAGGAGCTCCCGTTACTCCGGATATTGTTCTTGAGAACTTCCAGAAGCATCGGGATCAGATGCAAATGCCTGACCCTCTTCGAGACGAGGGAGAGCTGCTTGACGAGGTAATGGACAACCTCGCGGCAGTGATCGACAGAATCGTCAGCCGTACGCGTCACGAGCTTAGACGGGTCTTTAGAAGCCCCGAACTAGCCGCGCACAAGGCGTCCGAGCATGCCTCTTTTGAGGTATCCCGGAAGAACCTTGGGCAAGCTGGGTTGCTCCGCGAACTGCTTGGCGTTAAGTCGGCTCTCCGCGAATCGGAAAGTTTGGGTCGGATGACCGTCTACGATACCGTTACCACAAAGAACGGCAGGGTTGCGCCAGGCATGGCTGCATACCACGTAGTCCGACCCGGGGAGTTGGAAGACCTCCAGGACCTACTTCAAGAGCGCGTCTCGTCATACGAGGACGCGATTCCTAGACTACATGCCCAAGTCGAGGCTGTGCTCGAACCATTTAAGGTTCGAACCATCTCGAAAGGACAAGGTCTGGAATATTATCTTGCGAAGCCGGTCCAAAAGATTCTTCACGGGTGTATGAGGCAGATGGAACCGTTCAGCTTGATCGGGAGACCATTCGATCCGACGGATCTTATGGATCTGTACACCGCGCAGTCGAAGTTCGGCGAACCCCAGAAGGAGTTTTGGCTAAGTATCGATTACAGCGCGGCGACA